CCTGGTTTATACGTTAGTATATATGCATCACAAATAGCTTTGTATATCTCATCCTTCAATTCCGGATCTGCTTCAAGTTTACCTTGAAAGTCTTTTGATAAGAATTTTACATCTGTACCATCTGCTTTTTTATATGTATACCACGCTCCAGCTGTACTCACCAATTTGAATTGTTTCATAACGTTTAACCAGCCACCAAAATTATCTATTCCACTTTCAAAGTATATATCATAATCGATAGTCTTTAAAGGTGGACCCATTCTATTTTTGATAACTTGGCATCTTGTTTTAATACCAACAGTTTGATCAACGCCATCTTTTTTGACTTTGATCTGTCCTACTGATTTTAATCGTAACCGTACTGATGAGTGAAATGGAATTGCTTTACCACCACTTGTAGTCCATGGATCACCAAATGCTACACCTAACCTTGAACGAAGCTGATTAGTAAACAATAAGGCAATTTTTTGTCTACCAATTAGATTTGTAATCTTTCGCATACCTTTTGATAAAATAATAGCTTTACTTGTAGCCCAACCATCTTTATCATAATCTGCTGCTTGCTCAATTTTTGTCGAAGCCCCCATTACTGAATCTACTACAATTGTTACCAATCGATCTTTGTTAGATTTTCTAACTGATTCAATAATACTTTCAATTGCTTCAAAAATATCTTCAATAGCATCTAATGGAACATAGAGCATTTTTTCCAGGTCTAATCCGATTGCCTCTAGGAATTCTCGGCTAACCGCATTTTCAGTATCAATATAAACAGCTAATCCTCCTTGCTTTTGCGTATCTGCTAAAGCATGTGCTGCTAATAATGATTTACCTGAAGCTTCTAATCCTGTTATCTCAGTTATTCTGCCAACTGGAAAACCGCCATTTTGTCTATTGGAGATTGCTAAGTCTAGCATAGAAGAGCCAGTACCAACCCATCCACCTACTTCACTAGGTGAATCTGTATCTCCATCAAGGAAATATGCAACTTTATAATTAGTATTTTTGAATTTCTTATTAAGTCCTTCTCTAATACTTTCTCCTAAAGCTGTCGCTAGCTCGTCTGCTTGTTCTGCTTTTGTTTTCTTTGCCATAAATATAACCTCTATTAGTCATTAAACAAATCGTCAAATGCTGCGCCAACATCATCAACTTTGTTTACGCCATTTGTAACTGTTTCTTTCTTTTCATCTTTTTCCCACGGAAGATCTCCTTTACTTTCTGCAGGTGTAGATGCTGGATCAGATGTTTCTTCTCCGCCTTCTGGATTCAACCAAAGTGCTAAAGCTTCTTTAAGTTCATCATATGATGGCTCTTTGAAGATATCTGATAAATTAGGTTGATTATTTGAAACTCTATCCATTACATTTTTATCTTCAGTTAATGGTGTAACATTAGGTTTCACTCTAATCGTTGTTTTAGGAAATTGTCCTGCACCTTCTGATGGTGTAAATTCAACAAGAATATCTCTTCCATTCATTGGATCTGTAATATCACCATAATCTGGATCTGCTATTACTCCTAATAATTCTTGATAAACTAATTTACCAAATCCCCAGAACTTAACACCTTCTGATTCTTTACCTCTTACAATAACGGGTACATAAGTTCTCATTTTAGGTTCCATTTTCTTACCTAATTTCCATTCATCTGAATTACCAGAAGATTTTAATTTTTCAGAAAATTCTACTACTGGGTCTGGACGACCATGAGTCACTGGTGATAAATAGTTTTTCTTACCTAAGTCATAGTGAAAGTATAATTCGTTAAACGGATTATCTTTTCCATGCTGATAAGGAACTATTCTAATGATTTGCTTGCCTGGTTCAGGCTTCCACAGATTCGATGTTCTGTTGTTTGAAGTTTGTAATTGATTAAGTTTTGCCTTAATCGCGTCTAAGTTAATTGCCATTTTCTTCTCCTATTTTTTAATGGTTAATAATTAATAATTAATATAACAACTTTATTTCATTTATCCTAATGTTTATCGAAAAAAGTTGTAAAAAAGTTTTTATTTGTTATTTGTTATTTTTTGAGTTTAATTATGGCTAAACTCTAATCCTTTTTATTTATATAAAATATAATGAATATATTTCATATATCCTAATTTTTATCTACATTCCTTTAAGTTGTCTAACAAAAGATTTAGCTTCTGAATCAGTTAATGAATATATCCAATTCATCATTTCAGTTGCATCTTCAGGATCTATATTAGCATCAAATGCAAATACTTCATATTCATTTGGATCTAATTCACGAACTAAACTTACTAGTTCTTCATGATGCGGATCTTTACCTTCTGGTTCATCAAATGGATTAGATTGTAATTGACCTGGTCCAATTTCTTTAAGTAAGTTATTATCATTCGATCTTGTTTTACCTTCGAAGAGTTGTTTATATTTTTTTGCTAGGTTCATTTTTTGTTCTTCCTTTTTATAATATTCGCTATATCCCATATCATTAATAAATATGTTACACATCGAATCTTTTATATAGTTCTAATACAATTCTACGGTATCCATCATTATTAGTTAACAATAAACTATTCTTATAATTTTCCCAAGTAATAATAAATGTTTTATCCAATACTCCATTATTAACTGCTTTAATTATTTCATTTAATGCATTTACTGTATACAATGTATTTGTATCTTTCTTTCTATGTATTAGTATTGTATTAGGCGTTTTCTTATAATCTTCTGTTGGATCTACATTGTATGTAATGTATACATCATTTGGTTTATCTGCATCATTAAATACAAAAATTTTCTTTTCTACAATAACATAGCTTTTTTTAATGTAGTCTACAATAAGATTTAAATCTTTTCTATGAGCGAATGTACATAATAAATTTGTTCTTGCCATAATTTTATCCAAATATTTTATCAAAGTTAGCTTTAATAGCTCCACCTGCATTTGATACATTCGCTGCTACTGTATCAATATCTTTTAATCTATCGAAGTCCATATAATGGAAATATACATCGGTAGGATCACCTTTTTTAACATTTGCTAAGTATCCACCATCACCTGGCTTTCTTCCTATTTTGTCTAACAACAACATATTTAATACTCCTGTTGCAATTTCTTCAGGTGTACTTTTTGGTGATAATTTCATTTGAGGCACACCGTCATTTATTAAATCTAATACCAACATACATTGATCATAAATATTCTTAAAAATAGGATATGTAGAAATTAGTTCAGGCAATGCTCCTATATTTAGAAATGTTATTAATGATTGTGCCGCTTCTGATATATTTTTATATGTAAATGATAATTCTGATTTAACTGTTACGTTACTTCCTGGCGTAAATGCTTGAGTTAAAGAATCTATACCAAATAAATTAATAACAACTTTTTGACCTTCTTTAAATTCAGACCATCTACCTAAACCTGTCTGAGCTGTATGACTTTTATATGACTTTACTTCAACTCGTTCTCCACCAATAATTAAATCTGGCGCATCTCCTCCTCTACCATCTAATGTTTTAATTGGATTTGATTGATAATTAAAACACCAATATAATGCAATTTCACCTTTTCCTATAATAGCTGATCCTGCTGTTTCAGGATATAACTTTTCAAATGTATCTTTATCATCTGGATGAATAGGTAGTTTAAATGATTTTGCTGATTGAACTTTATATGTACCAACTGCAGGTGGAATTGTTTCTACACCTAATCTATCTAATATAGCTGCGTCATATTCTCCTGACGGTCCTTCATTTAATGATTGTTCATCAACAGGTTTAGCATCGTTAAATGCTTGATCTAATTGATTTCTTTCTTTTAATGATTGAATTATTGGATATGCATGTATATCGTTTTCATTTAATACAGTTTCTAATATCTTAAGATCTGCCTCGCTGTAAGGATATATAGCATAACCATTAGGTAATCTATAGAACCATTCATTCAGTATGTCTGTTATGTTTCTTTGCATTTATTATAAATATGTACTAACTTAGTTTATCAGTCATATTTTGAAGGTCTTGCATAGTTTTTCCAGCTTTAAGTTTTACTGGAAATTTATCGTTCGTCATAGTTTGTTTGATCTTCAAAATTAAATCTCTTCCGTCTTTGATAGCAAAATCAAATAATAATGAATCATATGTATATAAAATTAATTTTGTATCATATGGACCTAATAAAGCATTTATTTCATTTATCATGGCCATATTATATTCCGTTTCCATACTTTGTAAATAATAATTAAATAATTTACTTGGATTCATATCAGTCATAGAAGTTGCAAATAATTTTCTATTTAATATAGCAGTTTTCATATAACCATTTGTTTTATATTCTTTCCATAACTTATAAGTAAAATCTTTAACTTTACCAAAAAATGGAATTTTTGCAAAATCTTTATCAACACCACCATATAATAATCTAAATGATATTTGTTTACTTTGATTATATTCTTCTTCTGATAAAACGTCCTTACCAAAGTATTGTTTTCCTAAATATGTATGTACTGAATCTTGTGGAAAATTGTAATCAAGAATATCGCCTATCAATCTTAAATGATATGAATCATAATCAAATTCCAATAACATTCCATATTCATGTCTTGATACAAATGATTCTCGAGATCCATCTTCTTTATTTATGGCAGCATAATTTACACCACCATATTTATTAGAAGGCCGACCTGTTGTTGTATAAATATTATATTCAGTATATGCAGTTGATCCTACTAAATTATTTGTCTGAAATTTTTCTACAAATTTATCATAATTAACTTTTAATCCATTTCGTTCTACACCATACAAATTATCTATAAACAATTCATTATAATAATCAAATGCATCTGATCGTTTGAATGTATTATATTCTTTTACAAATCTATCTTTCATTGCAGAACATCTTTCATAATGTTTAACAATTGGAACATAATCATTTACATTTGTTTCATTATAATACCATTTATTGTACCAATCATGAGCTGTCGTATCACAATCTTCTAATTGTAACATTTGATTGTCTTGAAAATATTTAACTAAATCTGCATCATATGTTTTATGATGATAAAAATTTACAAAGCGTTTCTTTCCCAAAACATATATATCAGCCTTACTTGTAAACCTGTTTAAATGTTCGCTTTCGAGGCATATACAGTCCTTATGACGGAATGGAACAATGTATTCTTTTTTTGTATCAAATATATACATATAAACAAAACTAATTCGATTATTTACATAATGACGATATATATCTGAGAATACTGGAATCCAAAAACTATCGGATGTTTGCAGTGATGCCTGTAATTCTTGTAACCTTGTCTTATCTTCTACAATTTTCATGTATATAATTATAATGAAAATTTTTCAAATAAACAAATATTATTCGGTAATAATTGGTGAAAATTTTGATAGTTCTGTCAGGTCACCTAGATATTCACGAATACCTGGATATTGTCTATTTAATCTAACTAATGTTGTTCTATTGATTTCTTCTATTTCTTCTTCTGTCCCAGTTATCTTCCATCTCAATTGAAATTTTACATAGATATTACCATTAATAGCTTTTTTATTATTTTTAGCTACCTTTCCATAACTATCCTTTTCAATTTCAACTATAGTTCCTCTATTTCGATCATTTGTTTGTTGAACAAAATATCTATCAATATAACCTGTAGCGAAATCCTTTTCTCTAACTTTTGGAAAAAAGTAACTAGGTGCAATAAATTTATCAACTTTAACCTTTGTTATTTCTCTATAAATTTCAGATGCAACTGCTCCAGGTTCTCCCATATTTTTATACGGAACAAGATACTTAGATCTTTTACTTGGAGCTCCACCAGTCATTACAACACCATCTGTAAATCTATGATATGGTCCTTTGTACTCTTCTTTTGTTTCATACAACATCCATTCTTTACCTTTAGTTAAAAGTCCAAGAATTTTGTCACTCTTTGGATAAAATAATTTACGTCTTTTTATTGGCATGTCATTATCCTATATCACAAATTGTTGTTAAATCAGTTTTCCAATCATTACCAGCTATAGTATGAGTAAACTCTGTTACTCTGAATACTATTTGAGCAGATGAAATTGCTGCAGGTAAAGCTGTTGAAGAAACAATATCTCCAAATCTAAATCCAGATGTTCCATCTAATGTTACTTTTAATTTTAATGGATATGGTATATTAGCATTTGCAACTAACTTTGCTTTTGGCTGCGCATCAACTAGAGATACTAATGCTCCTTCCATTTCAGAAACTAAGTCATCTGTGAATCCACCAGGTGCTGTTTGTGTTCTATGTTTAGTTAAAAGTGCTTTTGCTTGAGCAACAGTTACTTTTGGTGTTTCTCTTGTTTTACCTTCTATTTCAGCTGGAGTTTGAGATTCTTTTTGCTGATTGCACATTGCTTGGTAAACATCGGATGCTGCAGGCGAACATTCAATTGATGTACTTCTTGTTACTGCATCACCATTTATTGGATCAAATGTTAATGGAGATATACCACCTGCTCCTGCATTTCGATTTATAATTAACAATGTTTTAGAAGAAGTATCAGATTCTGATAAACCAAATTGATACCATCCTCCTGATGCTGCATGTATTTTATCAAATAATGCATCCATAAATGCTTGCAATGTTATACCAGATGTTCCTTTTTTACCACCTGGTGTTTTTTCTTGAGATTTTTTTGTATCCATTTTAACTTTTGCTTTATCAAATGCTTCAACTACAAAATCTTTGTTAAATAATATATTTTTTGCATTCAAAGTTCCTGAGAAGGCTTTTGGTCCAGATCCATTTGGATCAAAGTTTTTACCTAGTTCTGGATTACCTGGTTCTGAATAATCTCCAGCTGAACCTCCTAAAAATACTACTCGCATTGGATCACCTGAACACATTCCATCTAATACTGCACCACTAGCATCAACTTTTAATTTTCTTCCTTTCATTACACCAGTAGCTTGAGATAATATTTGTCCGTTGATTAATCGTTCTACAATATATCCTAATGAAACGTATGTCATTTTATCTGGATCAGGTGTTATCCAGTCTGGCAACATATTCAATATTTTTCCTAATAATCCTGTTCTTGGTTCATCTAATATTCCAATATGTCCTCCACCTGTTGATATATATGTTCCGTCTTCTACTTCTGCAGATGGTGTACCATTTCCTTGCTGGGCATCATATTCTATTAAACCTGCAATACTTGAAACTGGAACTTGTTTAGGTGGTCCAATTATTCTTGGTTGTTCAAATGTTAATCCTGTAGATTGAATCTGACAAGCTACATTAAATTCTGGCAATATGGCAGTTGGTCCAATTGCCGTAAATGAACATACGTAATAATTTTTATCATTAATTGACCAATTAAATCCTGATACTTTTAAATCGTCCATACTTCCTCCACCACCTCCATATGCAGGATTAACATATCCATATGAAACAGATACTGATCTATTAGGCCGTAAAGCTGCTTTTTCTGCTTGTAAAAATGTACCACGATCGAAACATGTAAATTTACAAGTAACTTTTCTTAACAATCCATAATCACCTTGGACTGAAATTGTAACTTCATCTAAATTTGCGGTTGGTTTTCCAGACGGTCTTGCATATAGATCATCAAATGTGTTTTCACCTTTTGGTAATTTAAATCCTCCTGCATTTATATTAACAAATGCATTTCTACGTGACTTGTATTTATGATAATCTCTATCCGTTTGTAAACTTGGAATACTTGCGCCAGAAGCTCTTTTAAACTCGAATGCCATAACCTTTACCTCTCTTTTCTAGCTTTTTCTAAATCTCCAAATATATCAGAAATATTTTGCGGTATACGTATTTGTTTACCTGCAGGAATTGTCAATGTTCCTTTTCCTAAATTATTAGCTCTTGCTATTATCCACCAGAATCTTGGATCAGTATAATATTCATTTGCTAAATTATCTAATCGTTCTAATTTTCTAGTAATAATATAGATATCAGATTCTTGTCTATCAAATTTAGGATATGTTGTAGTTTCATATCTTCTTTCAAATGAACCTGAATTTTGAATTATATTTATTGATTCATATCTATTCATAATATTATCTCACTGTCCTATATTCATTTGGTCTTGTTAATCCACTATTAGCAGTGCTAAATCTTGATCCTGCATTCTTGGACCTAACACTAAATACTTTTGTTTTTGATGCATCTGGTCTCATATTACCTATCCATCCAAGACTTAATGTAACTGTTGTATAGTATGGAACTTGAAGTCCGTCATCTAACTCCCATGGTGTTTCATTATCCCAATCAAATGAAATTGAATCAATATACATAGGCTCATTTCTATATAAATCACCTATATGTACTTTTACATATCTTCCAACAAATCCATTAGTACCTGTATAATCGGGATATGCTAATAACGCTAAAGCTTCCATTTTATTATATAATGCTTGTAATTCTGCTCCTGATCCGGCTGCTACTCTAAATGTTAGGTCAATTGATCTTTCCCAACTCTCTAACATTATTTTTGCATCAGCTCTACCTTGATCATTATTAGCTTGCCATGTAGGTGATATTGCATCTGACAATGAATCAATATATGCTCTAAATTGTATTGGATCATTTGCAGATGATAATGAATCTCCTACTCCTAATGGATAAAATTTAAAATTGATAAAATCTTTTAAATTAGGATCAGAATTGCTTGAACCTAAATCAAATCCATGAGCATTGATTGGATCAGGGACATTGTTTTGTAATCTTAAAGATCTATCTCTACCTGCCTTTCCAGGTTCAGGAACATTGTATATTCGTGTTTTATCTTGTTCAGCTAACGTAGATTCATTACCACGCCCATCAGTTGTTTTACCAACAAAGTTAACTGCGCCATCATTGTTTTGCAATATAGGTTCACGAAAATCTATCATTCCTAATCCTTCCGCTCTATTTCTTGCTGCAACTTGTAAATTACCATATGCCATTGATGCGTAATGCTGAACTGTTTTTATATTATTACCAGCTGCTGTTGTTGTTGCTGTATTTGCTGGTTCTGGAGCATTATCAACATTACTAGTGCCAGTTATATTAACTGAACCATCTGGATTAACAGTTCCTTTTGAATATGTATTAGCTTGGTCTTTTAATTTTTTACCAACCTGTTTTCCAGCCCTTAAATTATCTTCTCTTTCATCTGGAGTACTTCCTGGTTGATCTTGTGCTACCGATGATTGATTAACTCTAGTATCTCCAAAATATGGTTCTTCTCTTGTATTTAATCTATTTTCAATTTTAGATTGAGCTCCATATCCTGGTATTATTCCTCCTGATCGTCCTTCTAATTGAGCTTCTAAACCTGTTTTAATAAATCTATTACTCTTTGCTTCTTCATATGATTTTTTAAGTTTAGTGGCTTTACTAAGGCCTGATCTAAATACTCCTTGCTCTTCTGGTCCAGTTATTTTTGGCGATGTACCACTTGTATATGTACGATCTTTATTATTAGTTTTTTGTAAATGATCAGCTCTTGTTCCATATCCTGGAATTCCTTGTCCTGGACTATTTGCTATCTGTGATGTTAAACCTGTTCGCGCAAATTTTGCAGTCTTATACATTTTTGCAAGCTTAAATCTTATATGAGCAGCTTCTTGTGCAGATTTTGGTTTACTTCTTGCATTTATAACTCCTGGTGCTCCTTGTGATAGTCCAACACCCCAATATGGTTGATTTGGTGTTAATATAGCAGATAGTATTGATTGTTCTGTTATTCCTACAGCTGAGCCATCAAAGATTGAAAGATTTGGTCTTGCTAATTGTTGACTAAGACCAGTCAATAAAAATCCTCCTTGCTCTACAGCTGCTGTATATTTATTTCTTAAACTGAATGGATCACCTGCTGCATTTTTCAATTCACCTTCTCGAGCTCCATCAATTAAAAATGGTAATACAAACATACCAGCTGTAAATAATGGTCCTGAAGCTTGTGTAGTTCCAAAATATGGTGTTAATGGTGTAACTCCAAATTTTTCAATAAACTTTGTTTTAAGATTATCTTTTGCTTTTTTCCTAACTAAATCTTCTGTCTCTGTTGTTAATGGACTAATAAAATATTTAGTAGTATCTGTATGAATAAAATGGTCTGTAGTTTTTCCTAATCCAAATCCATCTAATCCTTTATCTCTACCTGCTAACTGTTGTTGATATGATGTATCTACAACTCTTCTAATATTAGTTGTGCCAATACCATATAACGAACCTGGACCTGTTGGTCCTGATAATGTTTTTATTCCTTGACCTGGAAATCCTAATTTATTTGCAAGTTTTTGAAGTTTAGATAAAACACCATCGGATGCAGGCTGTGCTGTTGTTGTATGAGGTTGTAGTTCTTTAAGAAGATTATGTAATCTATTTTTTTCTATTTTAGCTGCTGTATCAGCTCTTTGATTTAAAATATCTTCATACCTACCAACTGTCGGTGATGGAGCTACTCCATGTCGTTGAAATCTTAAACCTAATGGTGATCCTACTACATTAGCTAATAAATTAATTGGTGTAAATACTTTAGTAGCTCCGATACTTCTTTGTCCAGATGCATCTTCTGTATTTGGATTTGATAATTGCATTCCAACGTTTCTGGCCATCCAAGCTATTCCTTGAGGCTTG